CAATAACGGAGTCGAGTTTCAAATAAAGGTCAGGAATATTGCGTACCTTGATCCGGCAGACAGGTTATTGCTGGCTCAAAGGACGGCTGAGATCATTGCAGAGCGTCATTCGATGGAGGCAACGGGTAGGTACTTAATGAAATACATTGGTTGAATCTACAATACCCGAATATTTTCCAAAGCAACTAGAGGCATTATCATACCTCAGTGTCAAGTCACCCGTGACAGATATTCTGTACGGGGGTGGCAAAGGTGGCTCGAAAACTTCGCTCGGTTGCCGGTGGCAAATCGAAAGGCGATTGAAGTATGCCGGTAGCAAGAGCATCATCGGGCGTTCGTCCATACGTGAACTCAAAAAATCTACGCTACCATCACTTATTGAATGGCTCACTCTTTACGGACTGCAAGCGAACAAACATTGGACGTTCAACGGACAAGATATGTTCATTCGTTTCTTTAATGGTTCCGAAATCCACTTCTTTGACCTGTTCGACTATCCAAGTGATCCGGACTTCCAGCGTTTCGGAGGTATTGAAATTATGGACTTCTTTATAGATGAAGCCGGTGAGATCAGTCAGAAGTGTTTCAACATTATGAAAACACTATGCCGTAAGGGTTTGCGCGACTTCTGTTCTCATTGCGGACATAAGGAAGTACGTACTGATTACCTGGCGGAATGGACGTGTGAAAATTGTGGTACTCCTACTTCCGGACTTCCGATTAAAGGACTGATGACATGTAATCCGACAAAGAACTGGTTATATCATACTTTTTATTCACCATTCACGAAAGATAGACTTCCGGAAAGTAGGGCATTCATACAGGCTCTTGCTTCTGATAATCCGACACTTCCGGAGGCATACATGGAAGAACTTCGCAAACTTCCGGAGGCAGATCGCAAACGACTATTGGAGGGCGATTGGGATTTCGACGAATCAAAAGACCGGATATTCGACTACTCCGACCTGGAACGAATGTTCACCGTACCACCAACGACCGGACAAATGTATATCAGTGCCGATATAGCAGCAATGGGCGATGATGAAACAATCATCGGAGTTTGGTCAGGACTATGCCTGTCTCACGTGTACCGGTTCCGGCAGAAATTACCTCATGAGATTGCTGCAGAAATACGCCAGATCGCAACCACTCACAAGGTACCCCTGAACAATACAATAGTGGATGCCGATGGACTTGGTATCGGGGTATATGGAATACTCAAATGTCGGCAATTCTTGAACGGGGGTTCCGCCATCGACCGCGAAAGGTTCGAGAATCTACGGTCGGAGTGTTATTACAAGTTGGCAGACGTAATCAAGTTGAACCAACTATCCGTGCAGGTCACTTCCCTGCGAGATGATATTATCCGCGAACTCGACGCCATCCGCAGAAAGAATATGAACTCGGAAAAGAAACTCGGCATCATCCCTCGCGAGCAGATCATCAAATCGCTTGGTAATTCCCCCGATATAGCCTCCATGATGATGATGAGAATGTACTTTGAACTGCGTCCGAATTACGGGAAGTATGCCTTCGGGGCCGTCTGAACCCCGCGACAATCCCCAATTTAACAATTTTCTTTTCACTTTTCCTAAATTTATTTAGGATTTTCGGAGGTGTTGCCAGTATATTTGACCACCAATTAAAACACCCAATGCGCCTACTTGACCTCACTCACGAATCATTGTACGGACACTTGCTACAATTACCGGAGCCTACATGGGATGGCCGTACCCACCGGATCAATAAGTCTCCGGTTATCTTCAGCGAATGGAGATATGAAGTATTCACCAAAGTCGGCAACTGCGAAATTGAGATTGGAAGGATCACGCCAAAGGGCCAGTTCGTTGTAAAACTTATCAGACCATGAACATACACCACACCACAATGCCGGATTCATTCTGCACCACATTTGAGGAGTGGATGAATCACATCAACTTTCAGTCATTCATCCTGCGGCATCGTAACCGCACCCGCGAAAATCTGTTGAACCAAATAGCACCGAAGCCATGATGGACGATGAAGATTACACGCCTGTCGGTATGGGTGAAGTCGTATGGTGCGAAGGATGTGAGACGTTTGTCGATTCTGAAGAATACCGCGATTCTGCCGGATGCTGTGACCAGTGCGAACGTCGGTGCAGTCATTGTGATGACTTCATGAGGTACGATCAGGTTTTCAAAAAGGTAGTCTGTGGAGACGATCAGTACAGTGTGACATTCGAGTATATGTGTATGCACTGCATCGAGTTTCAGGCGTCGGAAGGAAATGCTCCTATGCAATCTATTAAATCCAAATATTTATGAATACTTTGAAAATCCAGGTACTACGTCCGCAGGTTGTGGATGAAGTCGAACTGCAACTGCCATACTACTACTGTGTGGGTGGTCACAAGTGGTGCAAGGTTGAATCTGCGATGCGATCCATTGACGTGCTATTATTGTATAACTACACCTCAGTCACTGTCAACGATGGGCCTGTAACCGTTAAGGATGATGGGATACCATGTAGGGCAGGAGAATTTGAAACCGCATTCAAATCAGCACTTGAAAAAATCACGAACCAATGACAATATTCATCAAAATAAACGAAGCCATCGCGGAGTATAACCGCACGATGGACGCCATTAAGAACGGCAAGATGACACAGGCTTCACTGGCTGAAATTGTGTTCAAAGACGAAGCTATTGCCGAGCAATCCAAACTGGTTTACTTATCTCAGTGGCAGAATGGCAAGATGATTGAGCGATGCAGAATCCTATATTTTGTTAGGATTTCACAGGCAACTGGTGTACCTTTGTCAGACCTTATCAAAGTAATCCAATAACACGATGCAATACCCTCTTTCACCTGCCGACATGGATAGGCTTCAAAAATTCCAGTCCAGAATGAACTCCGAGCCACCGATGGACTCGGTTGAAGCTACACCTGACCGCAAGGCTCAGACCGTTGTGATTTCACACATTGAAACCACCCTCGATGAATTGTTCTTCGGGCAATGGTCAACCGAGAATTTCCGGTGGTCAGCCATCACCAACGAAGTACAGGGATCACTTGAACTGGTATGTGTGCATCCATTATCGGGTGCGATCATACGTAGAACGGGCGCGGCATCCATTGTAATCACAGTGGACAAAGTACCGGACGATATAAAAGATGATCCCATCAAACGTAACCTGTGGGCGTTGTCGAGTGAGAACAAAAAGCCGAATGCCTTAGACCTGGCGTTTCCGAACCTCAAATCTGAATGCCTTAAAAACGCAGCGCAATCGCTTGGTAAGATATTCGGGCGTGACCTCAACAGAAAAAACCGCGACGCCTACAAGCCTTTCAAACTTACGATGGAAGACACTGGACTTAGGGCTTTACCTGAGTCGGCCATGCAGAAAATTGAAGCCGCAATACTGTCCGGTGAGGATGAATTTACTATCCGGCAGTCTCTTGAACTCGTGCATGAACTCTTGACTGATGAACAACGTGAAAAAATCAATTCACTCATAAACTCCACATACCAATGAGCACGCTATCGGAATCACTATACAACGACATCCTGCTCCAGTCCGCACAGCAATCGCGGGCATGGGATAAGGTAAGGCTCGGACGCTTTACTGGATCCGGCATCGGGAAACTATTCACAGAACCAAAGACAAAGGCAGACAAAGAAGCCGGCAAGCTATCTCAGACGGCCATCACATACATCGAAGAGAAGGCAATGGAGTTTGTTACAGGTGAGCCTATTGGCGAATTTTCGTCACGGGCGACAGATTGGGGCAACCAGTGGGAAGAGCATGCGCTTCGGAAATTACAGGCCACTATTGGTTCGCCCGATGAAGCTACCGAACTGAAGCCACGATTCTGTGAGTATTTCGATTACAGCGGAGCATCACCGGACGCGTACATGTTATACGGGGGTATGAAGGTGGGAGTTGAGTTGAAATGCCCGTTCAATCCGGTATATCACATGCGGCACAGTCGTGTACTGAATGCTCAGATGCTGAAAGATCACGACGCGGATTATTACTGGCAGATACAGGCTAACATTTATTTCCATAAAATGCCGTTATGGCTATTCGCGTCATTCGATCCGCGACAACCTGACCACCGGATACTGCATTACTGCGAAATACTTGCCGTGCCGGAAGACATTGAACTTATGTTGATCCGGCTCGAACAGGCTGAAGCAATGAAACAGGAACTCATTCAATACTGGTTGAATAAATGAAACACTACACACGAAAAAACGGAATCCTCAAAGAGGTAAATTCAGACGAGGACGCCCGTACCGCAACCCGTGACGGGGTTGATCTCGATGAAACCGGACACGTATCTGGCCAATGGAAACGCGGCCTATGCGAGAAGCCTTGCGACGATTCACTTAGGCATCTTGGAATGTGCGCATGCCAGAATATTCACCATCAAAAATTTTGTCAATGAAAACAGTAAAACCCGAACTCCCGAAATTCCCGCACTGGATCGCGGCACTGTTGATCGCTGCTGGAATCGCTCTTGTCTGGTCAATCTTTATTGGATGCTAACATGGAAACCTTTTACAACACAATCAACCTATCAGGTAATGACTTGACAAAATCTGTCAAAAAGGCCATGAGCCAACAGGACAAAATTCTCCTGTTTTTCAAAGCCAACCCGAATAAGTCATTCACCCCGTTCGAGGTCTGTCAGGTGGTATTTAACAACTCCTGCCCTGTAACAAGTGTCCGCAGGAGCATCACGAACCTTGAACATTCGGGTGAACTGGTGAAGCTGAAGGAAAGAAGGAACGGTGACTATGGTGTATTAAACTATTTATGGAAGTTGAAACCTTCCGAAAAATTGTTAGTACAGGCGTCCCTTTTTTGATTACTATTGCAACGCTGATTCCGATGAAAAAATTACAACATACCCCTGTCGCATTGCCTAAACTCCTTTCGGAGCGGGATCAGCCTTTGCGTGCAGGGGTTAATTTTTTTCGGCATGGCTAAAGACCCCGCATTTCTGTTTTATCCTGGTGACGCTTCGAACGATACGCAGTTCATGAATCGCCTAGAGCGAGGTGCGTACTTTGACCTCGTAAAGGCTCAACGTTTATTCGGTGGTTATACCACGGTACAACTACGGAAGATACTTGGTAATGACTTTGAAACTGTTTGGCCGGCCCTCGAATTAGTTCTCGAACGTGATGGTGACCTTTATTTTGTCGGGTGGTTACGTTCAAGTATTTCAAAGCGTGATGATTACAGTAAAAAACAGAGTGAAAGAGTTAAGAAACGCTGGAACAACGACGGTAATACCGTGGTATTACCTAAAAAAGAAAATGAAATTGGAATTGAAAATAGAATTGAATCTGGAATTGAAAAACGCGCTCCGAAATTTCAAAGACCAGAACTGAAAGAAGTTGAAAATTACATGAATGAACGTAATATGGTTGCCGGAGGACTGTGGCAACCTATCCAAATTCAAACAGAAAGTAAGAAATTTTGGAACTTCTACGAGTCGAAGGGATGGATGGTCGGAAAAAATAAGATGAAGGACTGGCAGGCTGCTATCCGAAATTGGATGAACACAACAAATGAAAAAATAAATGGAACAAATTCAGCGAATCGAAAGGGCGAGAGAAATTCTTTCGACCTGGCAAATGAAGTCGGTCAAATCCTTAGAGCAGATTATCAACGAAAGGCCTCCGGTGATAGCACTACTTCGTAAGGCTGATGAAACTACCCTTGTGGCGAAGATTTCGATCTTGCTGCTGGACATGACCGGACAACTCAATATCGACCGGAATATGACTGCAGTACAGATCGCGTATTGCGCAAAGGCACTGGCACAAAGCAATGAGGTTGAGATATACAACCTGAGTCTGGAAGATATACAGACTTGCTTCAATCGTGGTTTGTCTGGTAGCTATGGCGAGATTTACAACCGGATGGATCAGTCTGTGGTATTCGGTTGGATACGCAAATACTGGAAGCAACGATCTGAGGCCGTTGCCCGACTTCGGGATATAGAGAACGGCAACCATCGACAGAACATCCATGAAGTATTTCAGAATGACACCATGAAGGAAATACTGCGGGATGTAGTCGATAAGGTAAAATTTAAGGAGGAGCCGGTAGTAAAGTTTGAGGAGCGAGTTATCTACCCCAAGAGTCCGTTCGAGCAAATGGTTTTGGATGAGTGGGATAATCTATCTGGTGATGTATATTCTAACCTCAAAATGTATAAGGGAAATTCTCACGACTTCACATCTTACAGAAAATTGAGATTTAATGAAGAAATGGAAATTGAGCAATGAACCACCACGAATCCAAACTTCAAGCAACCTGTGTCCGGTGGTTCCGGTATAACTTCCCGCGCATGATCCTACACTCCATACCAAACGGAGGTAAGCGCACAATCACAACGGCACGTGTGATGAAACTCGAAGGACAGTTGCCTGGTGTGCCGGATTTGTTTCTCGCTCATCCGTGCGGCACGTGGCACGGGATGTACATCGAAATGAAATACGGAAAGAACACAACGAGTGAAGCGCAGGAATTACTTATAGCGCGGCTGATGGATGTTGGGTATCAGGTAGTAATCTGCCGCACGTTTGATGATTTCAGAATGGCGATTGAAAAGTATCTCACGCCCTAACAATCTGAATTGAATCCGTGCCCGTATATCGGCAGTCGATGTGTACCCATGTCGGGGTATCGAGCACATCTTCCATAACCGTGATCCATTGCCGGGTAATTAGCATTTCTTCGTTCTGAAGTATGACCGCGTGAACCTGTGAAGGCTTCAATCCTTCCACGTGAAAATCCACGCCCCTACCGTACTTGTGTTGTGACCACCTTGCGCCTGTTCCGGTATCTGGCAATCGAAGTCCACGCTCGTCAAGTGATCCGCCATTCCACCAGTTGTTTATGTGAATAGGTTTGTCTATGGTATCACGAAGGAACTGCACGGCAAGAACAATGCGGATGTCGATGAGTGACTTTGCCTTTTCAC